TTGCGCATCCGTCGCCGCTAATAATCTGCGCATCGGAGGTGGTGGCGGTTCGGGTGCCTATGCGGAAAGCCTGTATGACGTGACGCCTCAAATGCTTGCCGGCGTGCCTGTTTCTTTGGGAGCCGGTGGCGCGGTGAGCGCGACTATGGGGCTGGCAGGCGGTGGGGCTTCTTTTGGTTCCTACATGAGCGTGGCAGGTGGTGCGGGTGCACAGGTCTTGAACATCGATACGTTGAACTCGACCTCCGGGTACGTTCAGGGCGGCACTGGAGGCCAGGATGTCGCAGGCGGCAACCTTGCCAGCGCACGTGGCAATACCGGTGGCTACGCGATGTTCAACGGTAATTGGGGAATGCTCTCCGGTGGTGGCGCAGCTAGCCCGTTCGACGGTGGCGGTCCGTACAAGGGCGTAAACAGCCCCGGAGTCGCGGGCGTTCGAGGCTCAGGAGGCAGTGGATCTTGTTCGAACACTGCATCGGCTGCTGTTCTCAGCGGCGCCGGTGGCAACGCCTTCTGTGAAATCTGGGAGTACGAATAATGGCCCGTTATGCACGAATGGAAAACGGCGTCGCGGTCGAACTGATCGACACCGGCGACTACGCGATCACCCAACTGTTTGCCCCCGCTTTCGTCGAGTCGATGGTGCAAGTGCCAGAGGGCATGCAGATTGAAATCGGCGCGCCCGTCGGCGAACTGCGCCAGGAGATTGCGCCGTTGCCTGTAACGATCAGTCCGGTCGTTACCTCCGAAATAGTCCCTGATGAGCAAGAGCCTCTGGCGGCAGCGCGGCTTTGGCGCCAGTCCAGTCTGGCGGCCACCGAATGGTGGGTGACGCGGCATCGTGACGAGCAGGAACTGGGGCGGGGCACGACGCTCAAGGCTGGGCAGTATCTGGAGTTGCTGGAGTACCGCCAGGCGCTGCGCGACTGGCCGGATTCGAGTCATTTCCCGGCATTTGCTTTCCGTCCGTCAGTGCCGGAATGGCTGGAGAGCGTGCATGTCTGAGGCCATGTTTCATGTTTTCAAACAGGGAGAAGAGTGATGGATTACCCAAAAAACATTCCCAGCGCAGGTTTAGTGAACGGCAGGTTTGTAGATGAAAACCCTCTCACCGGAACCCCGGGTTCATTGATTCCGGCGAGCTGGGGAAACGGCGTAACTCAAGAGATTCTTGAAGTCATCAAAAGTGCGGGCGCGGCCGCTGATGAAAGTGATAACACTCAGCTCAAAGCGGCAATCGATACGCTGATCTCGAAGAAACAAAGCGACAGTCTGGCCAGTCAGGAAGAAGCAGAGGCGGGCGCCAGCAATACGCGGTTGATGACGCCGCTACGAGTGTTTCAATCCATAGCGAAAAAGATGCAACAGGCAACAGAGTCGCTGATGGGGATCGCAAAGCTTGCTTCTCAGGCAGAGGTCAACGCCGGTGTCAGTGATACCTCTGTCGTGACCCCTAAAAAACTCAGGCTAGGGTTCATGGTGAGACTGGGAGCATCCGGTTATATCGTATTCCCCTCGTGGATGGGTGGGGTGATTATCCAGTGGATCACCGGAGGCGCGAGCCAGGCGGGCAATAATGATTACGGCGATCTGAATCTATGGCCGCTGGTCTTTCCCAACGCACTGTTTCTTGCCGTCGCGACCCATGAGGGCACGGCATCGGGAACGCAGTTGACCTGGAACAACAACGCGACTGTGAGTCGCCAGGCAGGTATCAACGTTCGTTGTCCTGAATGGCCGTCAGGCTCCATTTCCGCTCGGGTCATCGGAATAGGGTATTGAGCATGTATTACTTTTCTCCGAAAACTTCCGGCTTTTATCACGCCGATCTGCATGGCGCCAATATCCCCGCGGACGCGTTCGAATTGAGCGAGGGCGAGTATTGCGCGCTGGTCTCGAACGCTCCAAAGGGAACCGTTCTTTCCCTGACCGTCAGCGGGCGCCCTGAGCGGGTGCTACTGGCAGAGCAAACCCCCGATGTCATAGAACGAACCTGGCGAGACAAGGTATTGGATCGTACCCAGTGGCTGGTCCTTCGCGATGCCGAAGAACTGGAAATGGGCGAGGGCACCACCCTGCGCACCGAAGAATTCAAACAACTGCTGGCCTATCGGCAAGCGCTGCGCGACTGGCCCAACAATCCAGACTTCCCGGATGCTCGTTCGCGTCCGATCGAGCCAGACTGGCTGGAAGGCTTGCTGCGGACCAATGGCTGAGCGATTTGCTCATCGGCCGAGGATAAATAAACATGGATTACCCAAAAAGCATCCCGGGCTCCGGCCTGGTCGACGGAAAATTCGTCGATGAAGATGCCATTGCCGGAACACCGGGATCGCTGATCCCGGCGAGCTGGGGCAACAGCGTTACTCAGGAAATACTCAATGCAATCACAGCGGCCGGACTGAAACCTGATGAAGCACAGACCGATCAGCTGGCGCAGGCCATCCGCCAATTATCGAAGCCTGATCCTCTGCAGCAGTTTCCTGTGCAGGTGTATCGCAGAAATGTGCTGATCAATGGCGGGTTCGATATCTGGCAGCGCGGAACGACCAACCAAGGCCCCAATATTGGTGGGTATGTAGCCGATCGTTTTCGTTGCGACTGGAATGGCAATGCTGCCGTGGCCATCTCTCGCCAGGATTTTGCCCCTGGCCAGACAGACGTGACAGGTGAGCCGAGCTATTTCTTGCGCTGGCAGCAAACCACGGCGGGCGTTGGCGCTACTGAGCACAAGATTTCCCAAGGCGTTGAATCTGTCAGGACTCTGGCTGGAAAAACCGCCACCGTGACATTTTGGGCGCGCTCCGACGCCTCGCGCCCGTTGAAGGTAACCATCGGTCAGTACTTCGGCAACGGTGGTTCGGAAGCTGTCGTCAAAGTGGTCGATGTCTTTGCATTGAGCACTGCATGGACCAAATACAGCGCAACTTTTCAGGTACCAGTGATCGCGGGAAAAATGCTCGGCACCAATGATTACTTGCGGTTGGCTTTTGATCTGCCACTTAACGTTTTGCAAACCGTGGATCTTGCACGGGTTCAACTCGAAGAGGGACCGGTTTCCACGCCGTTCGAATATCGCCCTGTTGGTGAAGAGCTGATGTTGTGTCAGCGCTACTTCGAGAAGTCCTTTGCCAGTCGTTTACAGATTCGTGCAAACAATGGTGCCGTAACCTGCATCGTTACGTTCACTCAGGCTGCGGCCGGGAATACCGGTCAATACGGCATGGTCATAGACATGCAGGTTGCGAAGAGAGTGCAGCCCACAGTTGTCCTGTATTGCCCTGGAAATGAAAGCAGTCAGGTCTGGAACTATTCGCAGGGAGTGGCTTGTACGGGGACCACTGTGCAAAGTGTGACACAGCGAAGTTTCGCTATCGGTACCGTGACGCCTGTGAGCAGTCAGCCCGGTAACGGGCTGCAGATTGAATGGACAGCGGACGCAGAAATCTAGGAGTAGCTCATGACATATCAACTGACCGCCTCTGGTGTATTGCGCGTTGAAGATGCCGCGTTTATTCCGCAGGACACGACCAATCGCGACTGGCTTGAGTATCAGCAATGGCTGTTAACCGGCGGGCAAGTACTGCCATTGAATGAGGCACTCGAAGAATCTGTACCCAACAACACCCTGACAACTCTGGCAAAAAAATGGCTGGGGGTTGTTGCCCGTCAACCATGATTCAATCGGAGCCTCCAGGGAGGAACACGCATCATGCAAATAACTGAAGACAACCTTAAAACCATCATGCCCAACGCCCGCTCCCAAGCGGGCGTTTTTGTTTCTGCACTGAATAACGCAATGACTCGCCGCCATATCGACTCGCCAAAACGCATCGCCGCGTTCCTGGCGCAAGTCGGCCATGAGTCGGGGCAACTGCAATACGTGCGCGAGCTGGGCAACAACCAGTACCTGAGCAAATACGACACCGGCACGCTGGCGTTACGTCTGGGCAACACGCCCGAGGCCGATGGCGACGGACAAAAGTACCGGGGCCGTGGGCTGATTCAGATCACCGGGCGCAGTAACTATCGGCAGTGCAGCCTCGGCCTGTTCGGCGACGAGCGCTTGCTGTCCTTGCCGGAATTGCTTGAGCAACCGCAATGGGCAGCGGAATCGGCGGCATGGTTCTGGGAACAGAACGGCCTGAACGATCTGGCCGATCGCGACCAGTTCAACAGCATCACCCGCCGAATCAACGGCGGGTTGAATGGCCTGCAGGATCGGCTCGACATCTGGGCGCGGGCGAGGGCGGTGCTATGTCCGTCTCCTGGCGCTTAGTCGGCGCTTTGTTGCTGGCTTTGGG